TCGCCCCAGGCTTCTCCGGCATCTTTTATTTGTGGCGATGTATACTCCGCACATTTCGCTCTTATTTCTGCAATCTGCGGGGGATACGTCTGTGTTGCGATCAGCTCTTGAAGTGCTGTCTCGCAGATCTTGAAGTCGATATCTCCAAGCATTCGGTACCACAACTGAATACTGTACTTATCAGGCATGATGTTAAACGTCGGATACGCACTTTTGATAGCAGCTCTTATCACATCAAACTCCTGTGGTGTCATATTAATTTCCACCTCCATACCAATCGGCTGTAGATTCCATGTACTGTCCGGTTGTCATTCGGCGATTGTCCGGCGCCGCAGATCTCATGGCCGGTGCTTTGTCCTGTGCCCGTCCAAGCCAACCGGTAATGAACCGCTTAATCCCACGCTCTGTCTTCCGATTTTTCGGATTGCTGTCAAGCCACGCATACATCTTTCGGAATTCCTGTTCCACATCAATAGCGGGATACAGTTGGCGAAGAGAGTTAAGGTAATTGATCGTAACATCGAAAGAACCGGATCCCGTTACAAGGGGGAGGGATATGAATACGTTCTGCTCGGAGGTTATTACCTCCGGGCATATAGTATCTTTCTCTATCTCTTTATCTTTCTCTATCTCTTTCTCTATCTCTACGTCACCTATGCGTAACTGTCGCGTCACTTCGCTGTCACATAGTGACGCTTTCTTTTCCCGCATCCTCCGCATGCGTTCTGCACTTGCGCTTTCAGAACCCACCATTTTATCGCATTCCGTTAGGCGGTATTCCGTTTCATCAACCAACTCCATTAACCCCTGTCGGATCAGGAAAAGAACTGTTACCTTGACATTCTCAGAATCCTCATCGAGTTCCAATGCCAGCTCTTCGTAGAAGTCGTCTTCCACCCCTTCAAAATAGATTTTCCCGTCCTGCTTCATGGCGATAAGCAGCATCTTAAGGTAGATAATCGTATATGTATCCCCGCCGGCGATCTTTCTGAGTTTCTTGATCGGCTTCTGCCGGAAGAATCCCTCCGGCAGTTTCAGCCAATAGTATCGTTTTCCCATTCAGCTATCCTCCTAGTAAATTACTTTTGAGCCATCGTCTGTTTTTATGACCGTGATGCTCTGGCTAAACCTTGCTTTCATTGCGTCGTCATGCGTGATGGCCATAATCTTGACATCAGGATAGCGGCTGCGTATTGTTTCAAGAGAGTCCACGTACGCCTGCGCTCCATCATCATCCAAAAACGGAGGCTCATCGATGAACAACATTCCAAGCTGAATTCCGGCCGCAGTAGCCTTAATCTCTGAAAGGGCAAGGATCACAGCCAGAGAAGCTTTAACCTTTTCTCCTCCGCTCTTTGATGCGTACGGCAAGGTAGTCTTTCCGTATTCAGCTATCAGCACATCCAGAGTGGCTTTATCTCCATCCTTGCCTTTTACGGTCCGCTCCATGACGAACTCAACTCCCATAGTTCCGCCGGTCATCTGGCCAAGAATATTGTTTGCCGTATCCGTGATGTGAGGGATAATGTTCCTAACGATCTGATGTGGAACCCCGTCCTGACTGAATGCCTGTTTCAGCACATCATAATGTGATGCCAACTCCGCCTCTTTGGAGATTTCTATTTTCAGTTCATCCATTTCTTTTCGGATCTTCATCACATCTTCCGAGCGCTGAATCAGGATACCTTTTTGAAGTTGAAGCTCCGAAGCTCTTTTCTCAAGATCCGATTTCTTCTTCTCCAGCTCATGCAAGTGTTCTTCTTTTCCATGTGGGATACCGGAGAGCAGCTCCTGCTTCTGCAAGAAGTCCGAAAATATTTTCGTCCATTCATCGTTTTTCCGGTTTTCCCGTTCCCTCAGGTCTGACCGCTTCTCTTCCAAGTGCTTTTTTCGCTCTTCGTAGACCGGAATATTTGTTTCCTGATCTGCGTATATCCGGAGATCGTCAACCGTCCTCTTGGCTTCCTCATATTTTTTAACGGATTCCAACAGTCTGTGAACGGATTCCGTTATCTTTTGGCTTTCTATTTTGACCGTAGAGACGTTTTCCCTGCATGAGCCTATTGTTTTATCGTTAGACTCTTTTTCGCCTTCCAGACGGGCACGCAGCGCCTTCTTTTGTTCCGCCTCCTCTTTCTTTTTCTGGAACAACTCAAGCTCAGAAATTTCCTCCAAAACTTTCCGCTCTTCTTCCGGCGAGTACCCAATCTCTGACATTTCCTTTTTCTTGTCTCCTGCATATGCAGCGTAATCTTCCTTGGCAATGCGGATGGCCTCCTGCATCGAAGCAATATCTTTTTCGACCTGTGCGATTTTTCCTACATCCTCTCTCGCTTTCTCGAGGAACCGGCATGTGGCATTCGCGATATCCGGGCATCCGGAGTCTTCCATGAAAGCCTGCTGTTTCTTATATGCTGCAAGATCGGCCTCTGCAAGTTTGAGCTGCGTAGAAATCTGATGTACAGATTCCGTGACTTCTGCATGTTTCTGATTCACCTCGGACGAGATTGCAGCACAGCGATCCTTTTTCTCCCGAATGGCCGTGAGTTCTTTCCTCTTTTCCTCCAGTTCAGCAAGCTTCTGGTCGATCAGCGCTACATCGGCATCCTCAATCTCCAAAAGCTGCTCCTCTATCCTGCGGTTTTGCGCCTGAGTGGTATTGATGATGTTCTCATAGCGTTGGATCTGGGATTCCTTCTCCTCCAAAGATCTTTTTCCAGATTCATACTCTGCCACCACCGGGGCAAGATCCGTTACCATAGTTACTGCTCTCTGATACTCCTGTGCTTTTTCACGTACCATGTCAGCATTTCGGAGGAAAAGCTCGCAAGATTCGATTTCGCGCTGTATTCCTTCTGCTTCTGTCCTTGTTTTTTCCAGTTCTTCTTTTGCTTTCTCAGATGATTCTTTGAGGCGATCTACTTCTTTCACCGCTTCAAGGTACCCGCTCACCTGTTCTTTGCATACCTCAATATCCTGATCGGTCATCTTGCGGATGTCCGACAATTCCCCTATCTCTTTCTCGAGACTTTCCAGCTCTTTATCGGGATCTCCTTTCTCGGAAATAAACTCAGCTTTAACTTTCACCGCTTCTTTTTTGGACATCAGATTTCTTTTTGTATCAGCAAGCCGCTTCTTCGCATCCTGCTCCATAACGCCATATACGGACAGCCCCAGGAGATTTCCGAGTATCGTCATCCTGTCTTCCTTTTTCGCCTGCAGGAATAATCCATACTGGTCCTGCATGATCAGTGCGCAGCTCCGGAATGTCATAGAGTCCATACCGAGGATTTTTTCGATTTCAGCCTGCGTGTCCTTGATGCGCTCGGCCGATAAATTGATCCATTCCTCCCCATCTTTCTGTGATATGTTCAGCGTTGCTCTGCCTGATTTCGTCCTGGTCCTTACAATACGGAATCTCTTTTCTCCAATGTCGAAAATAAACCCAATAGATCCACTCCTCGCATCTTCACTCCCGCGGATCCACGCCTTATTGTCTCCCTCTCTGGTTTCCTCGTAGAGGCAATCGACAATTGCATCCATAAACAAACTGCTCTTTCCGGCGCCGTTCACACCATTAATGGAGCAAAACGAAACGTCCGAGAAATCAAAGGTCTCCTCTTTGTAGTTTCTATAATTTTTCACTGATATCGAAACCGGTCGGAGCACACCGTGATTTTCCGCTATCGATTCCGATTTCAGTGCCGCCGCAATGATCGGCTCCCCAAGCTCCACAACTTTGTCAGCATTTTTTACGCATTTTTCAGACAACCATTTTTTCAGATTGACGAGCGGGTCGCTTTCTTCCGACAGCAGCCCTCTGTTTGCTATTTCCACCATGCTCTCTGCTTCTATGTCAGCCACATAAAACGCTCCCATGTCATAGAGATCCGACTGCAGCACCGGGATATTAAGCGCCTTTTTCTGTTCACTTGTGCAACTGTATTTGATTCGAACAATCTTGTCCGATACAAGATCCGGATATTTTTCATTCATCAGGAAAATTTTTCCTTCCCGTAAATAGGACTCCACATCCTCCTGAGTCCATGTAACCGTCTGAAATTCTCTGAACGGAGTCTCATATCGGTGTCCGGATTTCAGTTTTCCTCTTTCAAATTCATGGATCCAGAAGCCTCTGCTCTGCCCCTCATCATTGAAGTTCATAGCATTTATGGCTCCAGAATAAAACACATTGTCCAGACCCTCTATAATCTGCGGACGATGGATATGCCCCAGGAGCGTCGCTGAATAGTCCGCTGTCTGGAGAGCCTCCCGCGGGATGACCGGTTCAAAGTTTGAAAAGAAAGACGTCTGTCCGGATTCCATATTGCAGCCCGGTACCGTATAATGTGCCATCAGGATTGATGGTTTCTCCCGCTCCGGAGAACACTGGGCTCTCAGCCCCATTACCATATCGCTGATATACCGTGTCCATGTCGTGTTTTCCTCCTCGGAGGACAGCCCTGGAAACCGTGCTCTGAACTCCTGCTTATCAAACCCGGGAATGCATGCAATGTCTGCGATCGAAGTCGAGATAACCTGCGGCGTGGTAATCACTGCAACTTTCTTGTTCTTTTCAAGCATCTTCGTCAGCACCCGGAACTGATTTTTCCCATCGTGATTAGGAGTTCCTCTCATAACAACTACGAATTTACTACATTCTGAAAGTCCTTCGATAATATCAACTGCCGCAAGCATTTCATCTGAATATCTTTCCGGTCCAACTTGTTCCTGATGGAATATGTCCCCACTGATGCAAACGAGGTCTGGACGCTCATCTTTTGCTATAGATACCATGTATTTTAAGCAGTTAATTGTGTCCAAAGATCTTAAATTAATCCCATCCTCAGTAGGCCCCTTAAACTTTCCAATGTGCCAATCTGCAGTTTGTAAAATTTTCATAGATTTTTCCTCCATCTGTAATGTCTTCGATTTTTATTTTGTTCAGAAGCCGTTGCCCATCGGCAATTTACTGGGTCATAATTGCCATCATTGTCTATACGGTCTATAGTCAAGTCATCCGAATATCCGTGATTAATAGCCCAATCCTTAAATTTCAAGAAATCATTACGCCATTCATCGCACATGGTTATTCCTCTCCCCCCGTAATGTGGAAAATCTTTTGAATTGGAATTAAAGCATCTATACTTGATTCCTTTCCAAATACTGTAAAGCCTAGTTTTCTTCTCTTTATGCGTAGTCTTCGTTCTTTTATTGGTTTCTGCAACAACCTCTGAATGAAGACATCCGCAGCTTTTACTTTTTCCGCTTTTCAACGAATAACCAACAATATCCACTTCTTTCCCACAATCACATCGGCAACACCACACGGTATTTCCTTTTTCGTTGTTCTGCACACGCCGAATGACAACAAGTCTTCCGAAGCGCTGTCCGGTTAAATTATTTGGTTTGCTCACCGTACGCCTCCTCTCTGGCATTTGACACACAGTGGACGCCCGTATTTATTCAGCGAGTATTCGTATACTTTCTCAGTGATTACAACCCCGCATCCGTCACAGAAATACCCTTCACTCTCCTGCGGAGTCGGCGGTTCTTCCATGTGCGGTCCATTCGGAACTTCTTCCGGTACGTCCGGGATATCATCATCTGGAGTATCGCTCTGAAATGCTGGATTGCTCGCAAATGTCTCGGCATCAAAGGTATCTTCGTCATCAAAATCAACCTTCCTGACAGGGAGCGCCGCTGCGCCAAACATATTGTTCACGGATCCGATCCCCTGTGCAAGCATCGCCTGACGCACCGTTGGGTCAGAATAATCCGGAGAGAAAACCACAGTCGGGATGGCAAAATTCTTTTTCAGTTCCTCTTTCGTGTATGTTCCTTTTACTCCGAGCAACGCCCTGATTACTCTGAGTTTTGCTCCTGTGATCGCCTTTTCCGCCCAGGTCTTTTTAAGGAGTGCCATGTTCACCATGACTGACCGCTCAATGTACTTTTCTCGATCGGCCTCATCAATCACATAGGCGTCAACTGTCTTGCCCCATTTGTTCGTTGCTTTGATCCATGTTCCCTTGAAAATTTCCGCAGCGGCTTTTGCCTGCTTATCGTCCGTAATGCCCCTGGCAGCCTTATCAGCGAATTCGATTCTGTACTTTTCCTCTTCATCTTCAAGGCAGATCTCTTTCTGATCTGTTTCTGTCCGGCAGGTTCCGTCTGCTTTCCGCATGGCTCCCTGTGCATGCGCCCGGTATGTAACCCGGTCAATACGTTCCCCGTATGTCTGCTCCGGATTGAACTGGATCCCTGCCGCCATTGCCAGCTTGTTAAGCAAAGGCTTCGACAGCGAAAAGGCATCCGCATAGATCTTATTGCCCCTGTCGTCCTTCCTGCCCGTGTCTATCGATCCGACCTTGAAAATATCTCCGCTGGTTTCGCTCAGATCTACCGCGACCTCTTCCACATGGAATTTATAAAACGGATTGAGCTGAACGTCTGTTGCTGTCGGGATCAGCAGGTTGTATCCTTTGTATTCTTTTATTACTTCCGGCAATGATGCCATAACATCTTTCATATTGCTTTCCTCTCTTTCTCGTGATAAAATAGAATTGCTTTTAATAGTTATGCGCGCGATCTGGCAAGCGCCAAAGTCAGAGTGTATTCTGTTAAAAGTTCTGACTTAACGGCTTCAATCACTAATTCAGTCAGATAGCCCGGTGTCCGTCTAACGCCGTCGCAATCGCCAAAACGCTGAATTATTGATTGGAGCTTTTTTCTTGCCTCTGTCACGGCGTGCTCGTAAAGCTCCTCTGGTATTTCCTGCCCTATCGCCTCCTCTATTGTCTTCTTGTCCACAGATACTCACCCACCCTTTCAAAGAGTAAAAACACAAAAAATGCGATGAACCCCGCCGCAAAATACTCGCTCCCAATAGCATCGTAGCCTCTGATTTCCCTTAACTTTTCAGAAACAAAATGCAGGAAGATAAGCCCTGATGCGAGCGACGTTGCAACTTCTGCTATAACAAAAGCCGCGCGTTTTGCCCGCCGGATCATGCGTCTTCTCGCCCTCTTTTTCCTTGACTGAATATCCTGTGGATCCGAATTTGCATCCACAGGCTTCGTTGGATACGGTATTATTGTCACCGTTTCATTCCTCAAATCATAAAGCCTTAAATATTTCATACGACCTCCTCGAATTTAATCTTCATCTGACCATTCGTTTCCACTTTCAGAAACTTCGAGATCTTTGTCACCTTTTCTCTCTCACGTTCTCTTTCCTCCCTGCAGTCGCATCTTTCTCCCGGATCAAGATGGCAACCACAGTCAGGGCAAATGTATCCGTACATTTTCTTCATTCACCTCCTCAGTTGATCATGCAGTATTCATCGAAATATTTCTTAGGAATGCGTCCTGCCGGATACGCTTTTGTAAGCTTCCCTGCGTCAATACACTCCTTTCTCATTGTTCGGATTACGTCATATGCTTTGGATTTACTTATCCCAAGCAGCGCCATTATGTCGCTTGCCATATAGTAAGATCTGTCCTCCGCCGTTATTTCTTTCAAAACTCCACTTGGCATGCGGGCACCTCCTTTATTCCAGATTTTTCTCTGCCCAGATCTTCAAGCTTTGTGCTATCCTGCTTACCTCATCGAGTGTACTGATAACCTCGTTCAGGTCCTTCTTTTCATCCTCTGTGATAATTCCATCTTCGGTAATATCCAGAAGCAGCTCCTTTGCCGCTGATATTTTACGGAAAGATGACAAAGCCTTTATGCTGATCCTGTCCAATCCCTCTGATTTCACTTCCGGAAAATCTTTTCCGAGCGGGCACATATGCTTGCAGTAATAATTCTTCAATTCCGGGGCGCCGTAGATTTCTGACATCATAAGCACCTCGTCAGGGAACGGATTCTTGCTTCCAAGCTCGATCCGCGCTAACCGGCTCCGGTCTATTCCGAGTTCTTCTGACGCCCCTTCTCTGCTGAGAAGCCTGTCATTGAACGTGCCGGCATGGTATCGTGCTTCGGCAAAGACGTTTCCGGCCGCTTTCGTAATATGCTTTCCCATTTATCTGTCCTCCTCTGTCCGATACAATGTAATCAAATGATATTTTCCGTATAAGGAACCGTGATGTTGCGATCTTTGCTGATTATCTTTGCAATCTCCGGCGCGTACACACGCCCGTTCACCACTCCGGAAACATAGTTCCTGCTCAAGCCTACCCGCTCCGCAAGTTCCGTGACATTGAGATCGTCATCAATCATCGACTTCTTAACCTCTTTACACCACGTTGGCAAAGTTCGTTTCACAATTTCACCTCCCGTTGGTTTGTAAACATTTGTTGTTTACATTTGTTTCATAGTGCATTAGAATAACGGTATACGTTAACAAACACAGAAAGGAGTAACTTACATGAATAATCAATCCTCATGGTCGGAGCAGCTGCAGCGTATCGGGTTATCAGAATTTTCAAGTGCCAACCGTAAAATCCTGTCCGATATTGAAAACAGCGGTGTCTCATTGAACAATGCTTCGATTTTGCAGGCTTCTGCGGAAGCTGTTATCAGAGCCGTGGCTGTTATGATCGAAGAAAATAACAAGGCTCTCTTATCCGAAGCGGACTAATTATTCAGTTCTACCTTGGGTGATTGCCGTCACTCTTTTTAAAAAATGTTTTAGACATTTGGTTATTACAGTTTTATAATAGTGCATTAAAATGCACTTGTCAATAGTTTTGTGCATTTTTCTGAACTTTATAGAAAGGAGCTTTTTTGTTTTACGATCAGTTATTAAAACTTTGTGAATCTTCCGGAATCAAGCCAACTACTCTGATTACACAGCTTGGTATGAGCAAGGGTTCTATGGCAAATTGGAAAGCTGGAAAATTGCCGAGCGGAGATGTTCTCGTGCGTTTTTCTGAACATTTTAATGTTTCTTTAGATTACTTAGTCTTTGGAAAGGAAAGCTCAACCCGTTTTTCTTCTGAAGATGCAGAATGGCTTTCACTGATTCATAAGCTCCCCCATGATGCTCAGTTAGAATTTAAAGGGGAATTAAAAGGATACCTAAAACGCTTGAATCACGAATATGAAGGGGAATTAAAAGAAGCAAAATAATCCCCTTCGAGTGGTACCGAAGGGGGAAATGAGCTGTTATGAAAAAAGAAAAGAAACCATCTGGTTTATCGGGGATGATTGCTGCTATTATCCTGATTGCAGTCATGGCTCCAATACTGAAAATAGTTGGAGGCATAGTTTCACTATTAATAATTTGCTCCATGCTTGCCGCTGTTTTCTATATTTTATATAGTGTCATAATGTATATAAGGGGAAAGAAAGACTCACATATTATTTCTGATAATTCAAGAAACGACGATATTTTATTTTACCAGAAATTTATATCAGAAAATCAAAAAGTTTCACCTTCAGAAAACAGGGATGACCACCAAATCATTTCTTTCGATTTCAGAAATAATGACGAGTCATTTGACGAAAACTACTTTAAAGCAGACGCTGTCGCAAATACGATAAGCGATTTGAAAGCGCAGGATAGGTTTTGGGATACTTTCTTTGAAAGGATTGCAGAATCTAACGATCTTCATAGCAGTATAAAAAGCAGGGCTGTTTCCGCAAAAGAATATACAGATATGGTACAGGGAATAAAAAGAACATTGGGGATATATTCCTCGCGAAAATGTGGTTACTCCGAATCCACTTATTATACCTTTATGAATAAAAATCTTATGGAATCAGATTTTTCTCCGGAGACAGGGATTGAATTTGAGGAATATTGCGCATCTATCCTTTCCAAAAATGGTTTTGAACAAGTCGAAGTAACGCAAGCCAGTGGTGATCAAGGTATAGATATTACAGCATATTCACAAGGTGTAAAATACGGATTTCAATGCAAATTTTATTCTAAACCTGTTGGAAACAAAGCAGTACAAGAGGCGTTTGCCGGAAAAGAATTTTATAAATGCCATGTTGCCGTTGTACTTACAAATAACAGCTTTACAAAATCAGCAGTTGATTTGGCTAATAGGCTCGGAGTTGTATTGTGGGATGGCGCTGTTCTAAATAAATTAGAAGCCAATTAGAGGTCTTTGTATGAGTAAAGTTGGAGAAAAAATAAAAGAGCTCCGTCTGGAGTCCGGTGCCACCCAGTTGCAGCTGGGTGAATATGCCGGCTGTTCGGGGCAGGTAATATCAAATATAGAAAGGGGATATACCAATCCCTCTGCCGCTGTCTTGAAAAAGATATCGGAATACTTCCATGTTCCTTCAGATTATTTATTCGGGAAATCGAAATCCCAATGGCTTGCATTGGATCCGGATACAACAATGCCGTACATCGGCGCTCGCGTTTCAGATCTTCTCGCTAAGGTGGGCGTTCCGATGGAAATATTCGCTGATGCGGTTGAGATCACGGTCGAAGAGGCGGAGGATATCCTGAACGGATCTGTTACGCCAAACATCGGAACCTTAGCCAAGATTTCCAAATTCCTGAATACTTCCATTGACTTCCTGATCGGAACCATTCCATACCCAACGATTGTATCTTCCGAAGATGAAGAGGACATCATCCTATATTATAGGACAATGTCGAAATCCGGACGGCGTTTGTTGATGGGAGCATTGGAGGACTTTAAAGACAGATAACTTTCATGAAAATATAATGTACTTAACCGGGGAACCGTTGAGGTGCTATGCAGCCGCCGGACGCAAGAAAGGAGGCTGGTGCTTATGGTTACATACAGTGACTTGTTTACTTTTGTCATCATGCTTTGTGCTGTTATAACCCTTGTTGTAACAATTCTTAGGCACAAAAAATAGCGCCCCTGCTCTGGTAAAGTAAGGCGCTATTTTTTATAGTTACATATTTTACCGGCGGCCAGGTGTGCACTGGCCAACGGTTCCCTTGTTAAGTACATTATATAAAACATGGGGCCATTTGTCAAATCTTATGCGACAAGGAGATTGATTATGCCCGCATACAAATATCAGACAGCGGACGGGAAGACGCATTGGTATGCAAATTTTTACTACACCGACTGGCTCGGCGAGAAAAAACATAAGTGCAAAAGGGGCTTCGACACCAAAGGCGCAGCCAGAGAATACGAACAGAGCTTTCTGGACCGATTTTCCAAGGAGCCCACAATACTGTTCTCCTCTCTTGCCAAAAACTATCTCGAGGATATGGATAGCCGTTTGAAACTCACCACTCTCAAAAGCAAGAGATACATCATAGAGTCAAAGCTGATTCCTTTCTTTGGAGCTATGCAGATATGCGACATAGATGCAGATCTGGTCCGGCGCTGGCAAAATTCGCTCATAGATTACAGAGACGAAGACGGCAAACCCTATGCCGAAACATATCTGCATTCAATCAATTCGCAGCTCTCGTCTATATTTAATTATGCAGTAAAATACTATCGTCTAAGGATAAATCCCTGTTATGTAGCCGGGAGCATCGGGGAGAGCCGCGCATCGGAAATGAATTTCTGGACGCAGGATCAGTTCGAGCACGCCCTGCAGTTTGAACAAAAGCCGGCGTATCGTATCGCCTTTAAGATACTCTTCTATACCGGCGTAAGAGAGGGGGAGGTGCTGGCCATCACCCCGGAAGATGTGCCGCGGGAAGATCCTGTCATCGACATCAATAAGAACTATGCCGTTGTAGATGGTGTAGAATATTTTCTGACGCCAAAGACAAAGCGGAGCATCCGAAGGGTTACCGTTCCCGGAACACTCCACAAAGAAGTTCTCGACTTTATTGACAGTATGCAGCTTAATCCGGATGAACGAATCTTCTATTTTAAGAAGGGCGGACTGTACAGCGAGTTCAAGCGGATGATCAAGCGATCAGGAGATGTAGATATCCGGGTTCATGATTTAAGGCACAGTCACGTTGCGATGCTCATTAACATGGGGAAACCAATCGAGGAGATCTCCCGCCGGCTCGGCCATGAGTCCATCAAAACGACATGGGATACTTATTCCCACCTTTACCCCGGATCAGACAAAGAACTGGCAAAGGATATTGAGTTGCTAATGCAGAAAGAGGAAGAGGATAGAGAAGACGAATTCTTTATACCAGAGGCGCAGCATGCCACCCCTGTTCCCGGCTCCCCGTTGGGATCTGTAAGCATGGGAATACTGGCTGCGGCTGAAGCGCACGGCAATGAACATATCCGAAAAAATAATCAGTCCATCTTTCAGAAATACGGTGTCGATATAGCAAGGGACTCGATCTATGGATATAAGCTCGAAACATACCTTGACTGGATCGCTTTCGGAGACACGATTGTAAAGATTATATCCACATTTAAGCCAGCGGAAGATCTTCGTGATTTTCTTCTGGCCATGTTCTCAGATGCTATTTCATCATGCGAGCTTCAGAATGGCAGCCTGAAAGATCTTGATGTTTTTATCGTCAAAACCACCATTCCGAAGTACGAAAGAATATACGGAATATCTGGAAAATAGAAGTTTTAACATCACGTTAACATCACGGAGACATAAAAAATCCCGGGAGCCCAGTATTTACAAGGCTTCTCGGGATTTGCTAATTATTCAAACTCAATCGTTCCAGGCGGCTTACTTGTAAGATCATAGAATACGCGGTTTACGCCCTTAACTTCATTGATAATACGGTTCATCACCTTATTAAGTACTGCATAAGGAATCTCAGCGGACTCGGCAGTCATGAAGTCAATGGTCTTAACTGCGCGGAGTGCTAC